TGCTGATTAGAAAAATGTATGCCACCCCGCCTCCAGAAGCGGCCATGCAATAATTTCCATGTAAAAATTCAAAACTGCGTGTTTTTGGCATATATCACGCAAGTATTATGCATATATTGTAAATACAACTAGAGCAGTGACGCCACCAAACAAAAAGGAACAATAATTTATGTCTATTAAACTTGAGCAATTATTAGATCTTATCATCAATGAGGAAAATGAAAAAGCCAACGAGCTATTTCACTCAATTGTGGTAGATGCATCTAAAGAAATTTACGAAAATCTCATCGCTGAAGACAGTGTTGATGATGATGAACAACAAGACGAATCTCGTGATATGGATGACGAAGAGCAGCAAGACGAATCCATGGATTTGGAAGATTCTTACTCCATGGATAACAACGAGAGTGATGAACCCAGTTTTGACGCCAATGATGACGACGCCACTGGCGATCTAGGACAAGAGATTGATGCAAACGCCGATGACGAAGCGTCAGCTGATAGTATGGACTCTGGTACCGGAGAAGATAAGGCCATGTTTGACATCAAGAATGCCATCGCTGAATTGGAAGCTGCCTTTGCTGAGTTGGAAAACTCCTCGGGTGGTGATGACGATTTTGGCGACATGGACGATGCTGATTCCGGCGCAAGTCAAGATGCAGGTTTTGATGATACTGACAGCAGCGAAGGTGACTCTGATGCCAAAGACACCAAGATGGGTGCACCAGCTTTTGAAGGTCGCCGCATGACACGTGAGTATCGTGAAATGGTTAAAGATGGTCACGGTGCCGAGAAAAAAGGCGCAGCTGAAGGTGGTATTGCAGGCGCAAATACTGGCGAAAAAATGCCAGCCGCTAGTGCCACTAAAAGCCCAATTAGTTCAGGTTCTGGTAAACCCACAACTGGAGCTCGGCCAATTTCAAGTAAAGATGGCAGCGTAGGTGCAAATACTGGTACCTCTCCAAATGCCAAAACAGATGCTGGTAGTTTGGCTGGCAGCGTAAAAGGAGAATTCACTAAAGGTGTTGAGAAGAACATTTCCGGTAGCTCCAAAGCAAGCATGAAAGATGGTGCCTCACTAAGCAAACAAGGCGCTGGCTATCCTGGAAACAACAAATCTGCTGGTCCAGTAGGGTCCGGCACAGGTGACAAAGCAGGGCAAACCAGTGTTGGCAGCGACAAGCCTTTCTTGAAACACCTGTAAATCGAGATCTAGGATGAAAGTATCTTATCTAAGAGAACACTTGAGTTTTGACCAGTCCGGCATAATTCTGGAGTCGGATGACAAAGATGGCAAAAGCCTTTATTTAAAGGGAATTGCCATCCAAGGTGGGATTCGTAATGCCAACCAGCGGGTGTATCCAGTGGACGAGATTGGCCGCGCGGTGAAAACACTAAACGATCAACTTCAAAATGGGTACAGTGTTCTCGGAGAAGTAGATCATCCTGATGACCTTAAAGTAAATTTGGACCGAGTAAGCCACATGATCACAAATATGTGGATGGAAGGTCCCAATGGGTATGGGAAGATGAAAATCCTTCCAACCCCCATGGGCAACTTAACGCGCACCTTGCTGGAAAGCGGGGTAAAACTTGGAGTTAGTTCACGTGGTAGCGGCAACGTTAACGATGTGAATGGCCACGTATCCGATTTTGAAATCATCACCGTGGACGTTGTGGCTACTCCCAGCGCCCCCGGAGCCTACCCCACTCCTGTATATGAGCATATCATGAACAGTCGTGGAGGTAACCGCGCATTTATAGTTGCCCAAGAAGTGAGAGAAGATCCAAAGGCCCAGAAATATTTGAAGGAATCTCTTCTTCAAATTATTAAAGGTCTAAAATAAGCCCGAGGAGAAAAAAATGTTGGACGCATTCAAACAATTAGTAGAGTCAGGAGTAATGACAGAGGACACACGCTCTGTTATTGAATCGGCTTTTACTACAAAAATTCAAGAGAATCGCGACCAAGTCACCGCTGAACTTCGTGAAGAGTTTGCTCAAAAATACAGTCATGACAAGACTGTAATGGTTGAAGCAATCGACAAGATGTTAAGTGAGAGATTGGCCGTGGAAATATCCGAACTACACTCTGATAGAAAAGCACTAGCTGAAGCGAAAGTGGAATACCGTAAGCGTATTGCACAAGATGCCCATAAACTAGAAGGATTCGTTATTAGTCAGTTAGGAAAGGAATTAGTGGAGTTTCAAAACGATCGCAAGAAAGTTTCTGAAAACTTCTCTAAGTTAGAGCAATTTGTAGTACATGCTCTAGCTAAAGAAATCGGTGAATTTGCAGAGGACAAGCGTGATCTAGCTGAGACGAAAGTCAAACTGGTAAGCGAAGCCAAACACAAATTTGAAGATATTAAAACTCGCTTTATTAAACAAAGTGCAAAAGTTGTGGAAAATGTGATTACTAAAAAATTAACATCTGAAATCAAGCAATTGAGGGAAGATATTGACAGTGCTCGCACAAACGACTTTGGTCGCAAAATTTACGAAGCGTTTGCCCAAGAATATTCCAGTTCTTATTTAAACGAGAAATCTGAAACAAGTAAATTGTTGAAGATTATTGCTAAAAAAGATCAGGAATTATCGGAAGCGAAACATGCTGTAGTGGAAAAATCCACCATCGTGGAATCCAAGGAACGCGAATTGCGTATTCAACGAGACTTGATGGAAAGACGCACTGTTATGGCAGAATTACTGGCACCACTGGATGCCAGTAAAAAAGCAATCATGAAGGATCTTTTGGAGTCAGTGGCTACAAAGAAACTAAATGAATCTTTTGAGAAATACCTACCAGCGGTCATGGATGGTGTTAGAAAAGCACCAGCTAAAGTGAGCTTAACTGAAAGTTCAGCAGTCACTGGTAATCGTGAAATCAAGCCTGGGGTAGGCTTAGACAATATTGTAGACATCCGCAAGTTAGCGGGTCTATCAAAATAATTCAAGGAGACATAAATGTCACAACTATTAAATGAAAGATGGTCAGAGACCAAGGAAACTCTGCTTGAAGGCCTACAGGGTAACCGTCGTGCTTCCATGAGCGTATGCTTGGAAAATACACGCAAATATTTGGCTGAAAGCGCAACTGCTGGTGCAACATCCGCTGGTAACGTGGCAACACTGAACCGTGTGATTCTTCCAGTGATTCGTCGTGTGATGCCCACTGTGATCGCTAACGAGATCATTGGTGTTCAACCCATGACAGGACCAGTGGCACAAATTCACACCCTGAGAGTACGCTATGCTGACTCCGGGGACAATGTGTCAGCAGGTGAAGAAGCATTGAGCCCATTCAAAATTGCCTCTGCTTATTCTGGCAACAACACTGACGCAACTCCAGGAGCTAGCTCCACAGCGGCAATGGAAGGTACACCAGGCAAGCGCATGAGCATTCAAATCTTGAAGAGCCCAGTGGAAGCCAAGAGCCGTAAACTAAGCGCACGCTGGACTTTTGAGGCTGCTCAAGATGCCCAAGCCCAACAAGGTATTGACATCGAAGCAGAAATCATGGCAGCTTTGGCACAAGAAATCACTGCTGAAATTGACCAAGAAATTTTGGCCAGTTTACGTCGTTTAGCCAGTGTTGAGCAAACTTATGACCAAAGTCAAGTATCCGGCACTGCTACCTTCGTGGGTGACGAGCATGCTGCGCTTGCTATTCAAATCAACCGTGTGAGTAACTTGATTGCTCAGCGTACACGTCGTGGTTCAGGTAACTGGGCTGTGGTTTCCAACCAAGCCCTGACTATCCTGCAATCGGCTACAACCAGCGCTTTTGCACGTACTACGGAAGGCACTTTTGAAGCTCCTACAAACACCAAGTTTGTGGGTACACTAAACGGCGCTATGCGTATTTACGTGGATGCATACATGACTGATAGTTCTTCCCAGGATGATAACCAAGTTCTGATCGGATACAAAGGCACGAGTGAGGCAGATGCTGCGGCTTTCTACTGCCCATATATTCCTTTGATGAGCTCTGGTGTTGTACTTGATCCAGCAACCTTTGAGCCTGTAGTTGGCTTCTTGACTCGCTATGGATATGTGGAGTTGACTAACTCTTCCAGTTCCTTGGGTAATGCGGCAGACTACTTGGGCAAAGTGTCAATCACTTCCGCCAACGTTAGCTTCCGTTAATCTTCAAAATTGCCTCTGCTTATTCTGGCAACAACACTGACGCAACTCCAGGAGCTAGCTCCACAGCGGCAATGGAAGGTACACC